AAGAATGTAAAAAAGTCTTTGAGTATGAGCCCCCTGTGGGATTCCCAGATAAGAGGAAATACTGCGATGAATGCTCCAAGAGAAGAAAAGCCGAGTATGAGGCCAAGAAACAGGGAATAAGCTCCCAGAATGCCCCAACATCCCAAATTCAAGCTATTTCTGAGGCGAGGCATGATGTTGTAATTCAAAGAACAGAGAAGCCCCATAGTTTCGAGTTTGGGAAACCAAGTTCAAGGCATAAGATTTACTATGGAGATGTTGAAGAACTGAAAAAACATATTGAGAGCTTGAAAGCTGCAGGATTGTATGAAGAATTTGAAACTGAGAATATTTAATCAGTTTTTTTAATTTTACATTGAATAAAAGCAACAAAACATATTTTTTTATTTTTCACTGTCGAAGAGGCGTTTTCAGAATACTTAACACATATTAAATCAAAAGGTGAGTGGCTTCCTGCTGCCCTCTGGACATCATAGCCCTTTTCCTTGAAAATCTTCATCACTTCATACTCATAATTTCTACCCTTTGATACTGCTGTCATTTTTCAGAATGTTTTCTTCTTCCTCACTTAGTTTTTTACTTGCTTCAATTTTTTTAATCTCGTTTTTTGATAGAAACAAACTTCCCAAGTCTTCTTCCACGAATCCGGAAAATTTCAGTTCCGAGATGTATTCCTGCGCTTTTCTTCTCGCAACTCCGAAATCAGTGCATAGCAACGCAATTAATTTTTCCTTGTCCGTTCCTAAACCCTGATTATGCATTTTTATTATTATGGCCTTTATCCTCGAAATCATTTCTATTCTCTGTTTCTGTGCCCACATCATAGATATTACAGGAAAAATGCCTATATAAATGTTCGTGTACACACATGAAAAAGAAAAGAGAGAGAAAAAGAAAGAAAAAAAGAACCAAAAAAAGAAAGAAATAGAGAGAGAAAAGAAAAAATAACATACCAACCACTAAGACAAACCATGTATACACGAACACAACTAACCCACTATCTCACTTAATCCCAGACAGAATAATTAACACACACTTCTTTTTATATTTTTCTATACTCCGATTCTCTTACTTTCAAGATACTCACAATTTTCCGACATGTTTTTATAGTAGCCTTTCTTTGAAAACGCGAAGCGTTTTCACAAACCCTAACCAAAACAGATGCGTAACGGAGTTCGCATCTTGAAAGTAACCCCTTTAACCATTCTTCCCTCTCTCCCCCTCTTGACATATCCCGATTTCCTCGAGGAAATCGCCAAATGCTCGAGCATTTGGGGATATGTCAATTCACCCTAACAACACTCGTTTTAGGCACTACACCTTGGGTTTCTTATGGAATTGTAGTACCTAACTGAGTTATTCGGCTTACCGAATAACTTGGTATGCGTGGGATTAGAGCAAACGTCGGGGGGGGGCGACGTTTGCGTTAATGGATAATATTGTGGGTTAACACCACAGAAAAATTTTTAAAATATAAAATCCTTGAATCTCCATGAAAGGACTGGAAAGGATTCTATGGGCTACGCTCCTCGTCGCTGGCGCATATGCAAGTATGAAATATATCACACCGTACTGCATAGAAACACAAGTGATGCAGTCTCCATTAGGAGCGTATCAGGTAACACGGGAAGGGGCATGCTACTTGATGAAAAACGAGGAATGATTCTTGATGATTGGCAGAAAGAAATTCTGGGGGATGAAACTAACCACATACTTTTAGCGAAGGGAAGGCGTATTGGGGCGACGCATTTATTCGCAATAAAAGCTGTAGAATGGCTGATGAATCATCACAATCCACACCCAACATCACAAATCGTTTGCTCTTCAATTACAGAAGACCAAGCACAGCTGATAATTCAATTCGCAACGAACTACGCGGAAAAACACTATAAGCAATACCTCGGGAAAAAAGCGAACAAGCCAACCCTTAACAGATTAATTCTCGTTGTAAACAAGAATCGCAGAATACTTATTGCAAAACCTGTAGGTGCAACAGGGGCAAGCGCGAGGGGATTCGAAGGTCAGGTTCTAATGGTGGATGAAGGTGCATTTCAACCAGAGGCGTTTTGGACAGCTGCTAAACCAATTCTCATGACAACTGGCGGAAGGATTTGGACTTGGAGTACATTTAACGGCAGGGATGAAAGGAACTATTTTTGGAAATCATTCGAGGACGCAGAAATCAAAAAGAATCCAGACGCACGTTTTAAAGTTTGGATAAAAGACAGCGAACAGGTAATTTTCAATCGTCCTATAAGTGAGAGTTGGACGCAGAAACAAAAAGAAGAAGCAATAAAACATCTGCAGGAAGAGAGGCGCGATATGTCAGATATGGCTTACGCGCAGGAATATCTCGCTGTCGCCGCACTTGACAAACGCCAATTTTACAGCGATGCTTGGATAGATAAGGTATGCATCGTCGATGAAAAAGCTGTTGTAGAAAAATCTGGAGATTTCTTCGGCGGCTTTGACCTTGCACGAATGGGCGGAGACCAGTTCACCGCAGAGATTCTAAAAAAGATTGACAACGAGAATATCTTTCAGGTTGACCACTTCGCAAAAAAAATGCTTCTAACAACAGAGAACGAGAACTTAATTGAAGAATTCACGAGAAAATGGAACTGCATCAAATCAGGAATAGATGCAGGCTCGGGAACTCTTGGAGTTAGCATTTACGACCATCTGCAAAAAGTAGATTACATGAAGACGCGGCTTGTTGCCATGAACAACCGAAGCATCTCCATGCTCAGAGAAGAAATAAAGCAAAGACTTTTCAACGAAGACATGCACGACAATCTTCGCAGTATGGGGGAAAAAGGACACATCAGGCTTTTCAACAACGATGAAATAAAAGCATCTCTCCGTTCTGTTCAGTGGGACCTTGTTCAAGATTCGCACGGAGTTAGTAGAATAAAAATTTATGGAAGATTCACACACATTGCAGAAGGAATTAAATTTGCCGCATGGCTCGCGAAAGAGAAAAGTTTAAAACTTTTCGTTTCATCGATTAGAATATGACTTACGACCCTGAAAATAACTACTGCACATTTTCTCCAGACAAACTCTTCGGCGTGAAATTCAATCATGCATGCTATCTCCACGACAGGCAATACAGAAACGAGGTAAAAATCAGAAAAACGAGAGCCCAAGCCGACGTGGATTTGAAAAATAATATTTTCAAAACTTTCAGCGACAGAAAAAAACCAGTTGCAGGTTTTTTTGTTTCATGGCTCTATTACATCGGTGTTCGGACTTTCTGTGAAAGATTTTGGGTGAGGAAAAATGCCTGAAACATTATGCACTTCTCCGCACGTGAAATTAAAAGCAGGAGTTAATCACACGGCTCTTACTTCTGCGCAATACACCCAGCTCATCAACGAAGCCGAGGGGCACATCGTTGCCGATACAAGAGTTAATTGGCTTGACATTTATTCGACGATGAACGCAGATTTTAAACAAATTCTTCAAGATGCCGCGTCGAGTTTCGCAGCAAACGGGGCGATAATGAACGACCCTCTCGCTCTCGGAGGAATGGCGGTCGCAACGACGATGGTAAATAAAAACTTAGATGCTTACGACAGGGCTATTTCAAAATTAAAAGATTCAAATGTTTTCGAGCCGTTCGGCGGGAGTGTAATAACGTAATGGTATTGCAGCAGAAAATCCCAATAATTCCGAATCAGATAGTTCAAAGTTTTGATTTTCCTGATTTGGTCAGCGGGTTGGGATATGAAGATTTTTTTCTTTCAATCGCAGTAATCGCGGGAACGAACACTTTCCGCATAGTTCCGAGAAGCCTTCAATCAGGAAAGCAGGACTTGGAGATGGACCAAGAATATAATTTTGACAGCGCAGTTTTTCGTTTGCCAAGAACGGTAAAAGGCACTGCCTATATTTCAGGCTCAATCGAAAAAACCGCAGGACAGGACGCTAATCTCACTTTTCGTTTATTGAAAGTTACAGCCGCGAGTGCAGAAGTCGCACTTACTTCTGCAATAACTCTTAACAGGGCGTTAGGGGATGATGTTCCCCAGCCTTTTTTCATTGAGTTGGATTTAACAGAAACAATAATCAAGGAAGATGAAAAGATTAGATTAGAAGTAATCCCCACAGTTGCATCATCTAAAGTCTATATAGGAACTTCTCCTAAAGACCTCGCAGGAACAATCATAGATACCTCGGCAACTAACGCCACAACAATCACAACAATCTCAATTCCTTTCAGGATAGATATATAGTAAAATGTCAGAATTTAGTTTAAATAGCGCGACAACCACAGACTTTTCAGGTACTGTGAAGTCTGTGACTCTTCAGCGCGAAAGTCTTGATGAGCCCTCCACAGATGATGCAAGACATTATTTTGACGATGCGGATTTGCACCTTAGTTACTACAAAAACATTCCTGAAATAAGTTCGGCTCTTCATGTTTTTTCTCAGAGAGTCGCGGGCTTGGGCTTCGAGGTCGACCCTCTGACAAAAGTTCAGCTTGAAAGAATTTTCGGCTCTGGAAAAGATACAATAACAACTTTAATGAGAAAAATCGTTGAAGAAAGTAAAGTTTTCGGCGATTTGTTTTTTGAACAAATTCGCAACGAAAAGGGAACTCTAATCAATCTCAAACCTCTCTACACTGGCAACATGGTCATTATTTATGACGCGAAAGGGCTTCTGAAAGAGTATGAGCATATTCATCCAAAAACACAGAAAAAAACACTCTTTGCACCTGAAGAAATCTTTCATGTCCCGCATCACAGAATCGGAAATGAAATGCACGGAACTTCCATTGTTGTTGCATTGAAAAAAATCATCGACGCGAAAAACCAAGCTCTCACAGACGAGGTTATGTTGCGGCACAGGGATTTGGCGTTAGGCATTGCATACTATGACACAGACGACGCCGGAAAAATTTCATATGCAAATTCTCAAATCGAGAAAGCCGTCAAAAAAGGAGAGATGGTCGGACTTCCAAAAGATACAGCTCTCATTCAACCATTCCCAAACAAAAGCCCTGCGGACAGAATCGCATGGCTGCAATACCTCGACAATCTTTTCTATCAGGTCGTGGGAACCCCCAAAGTTCTCGTTACAAGCGAGGGTTTTACAGAAGCAGGCGGAAAAGCCGGATTGCTTGCATTCGAGCCGACAGAAATATCAGAAAAACTTTATCTTGAGGAACAGTTTTGGGCTCAGCTTGGGATAAGAATTAGACTCAAAAGAGCACCCTCACTTCTCGGGGATGCAGTGGGAACAGAAACTAAAAACGCAGGACAGACTGGAATTCAAGCAAACGAAACTTCTGTTTCTGCGACGAGGACAGAATGATTGAAAAAAGAGTCTTCTGTCTCGAAAAAAGAATTATGAGGGTCGAGGTTGTTCTGTGGTACCTCGCGGGCATCGTGACAATTAAATTCGGCAGCGACGCCCTGCCTTTGCTTATGGCGGTTTTCTCATGGTGACCCCTCTCGAGAGAGAGAAAAAGAGAAAGCAACTCGAGCAAGAAAAAGCGAGACCTGAGAGGCAGATTTCGGTTCTTGAAATAGGTGGAAGTCAGTTTGTTGTTCCGGAAAGAGAAGCTGAAGAACTTGCAAGGCGTGGGAAGTTTGCCGAAATTCAAACCGGGCAAGCTACTCCAACGTTAAGACCTGTAAGAGAAATAAGAAGAGAGCAAGCACAGCAATTTCCTGAGCAATTACAACAGGTCGGAGAACAGTTAGGTGAACTCGGGGCTTTTGAGGAATCCTTACCGGGAAGACCGTTGAGGGATTTGGGTGCGGCCGAGGGCATATTAGGTACTGGATTGCTCCCCGCGGAAGTCGGGGAAAGTTTTGACGCGATAAGAAACAGGCAACTTTTATCCTTGATTGATACTGAAAAAATTCAAGGCCTGAATCTTCAAGAATTTCGCCAACAACCCGAAGTAATGTCTGAGCCTTTTTTATTAGAACTTATAAAAACAGAAACGGATTTTGAAGTTCTTAAAAAAGGCGAAGCTGTGGCAAGCCAGTTAGGCACATTTGTAGAAGCGATACCGATTGCAGGCTCGTTAGCCAGAAAGTACGCCACAGGAATCACGACACCCGGAGCGGCAGTCGACGCAATAAATAAAGAACTATCGACGATTGATACCGAACTCAGAGATGATGGAAGAATGGCATCCACCGGAATTCTTGACCCTCTTATCGCTTTGGAAAACGTCAAAAAGTATGAAAGTAGAATTTTAGAACTCGAAAGTAAATTAAGGTTTTTAATTTCTCAGAGCGCGGAACTGAAAAACTCTCCCGAAGAAGTTGACGCAATAATGCAAAGAGTCGACGGGATTAAAGGGGGGATTGCGGACGCAAGAAGCAGAGCGGCACAAGGGCTTATAGAAAGGCAGGTTTTAAATCCTGATACTGCTTTTTTAGAATTCCAAAGATTAAAATCAAGTTCAAAAAAAGAACTTAGTGAAAGGAGGTAAATAAAAATGGATGAAAGAAAAGAGACGACGGGAACTAAACAAAAAAGTACAGATGCAAACAATGATGCGGGGAGCAAGTCCGAAGCAAATTCTCTCGTTGACAGAGCGGACGCGGCGGCTGAAAGGCTGGCGAAAGAAAACGAGCGCATGGAAAAAAACCTCAGAGAACAACAGGAATTTGAAGCAAGAAACAGGTTAGGCGGGAGGTCTGAGAACGCGCCCGCTCAAAAGAAAACCGAAGAATTATCAGACAAGCAATACATGGAAAAAGTTCTTTCAGGTGAAATTAAGGAAGAATAAAATGCACGCAGTTTTCATGATTAATGGAAGGTTGGACGACGTCGCGAAATTCTTGAAATGGATGGACACGCGTATGGGAATGATGCCTTTCAAAAATCCGAAACTTCATCCTTCAATGAAAGATAAAAATGGAAATATCCTCGCTGAAGGAGTTCAGCCGATAGACATGGCAATCCGACACGGACTTTTCGGAACTTGGGAAATGACTTTTCCCGAGGGGCATAAGGACGAAGTTTTAACGACGCTGAGATTTCAACATCAACCCGGAGCAGGGACGAAATACAATCAGGTTTTATTGAAAGCCAAGCTGCTTGCTCTTAGAAAACTTCTCTCATGCGAACCGATTCCAGAATTCAATACTGACAAAGAAATGTTATTGCCCGATGGATTAATGGAAAATTTGAGAATCATTCCAATCGGTGTTCGATACGATGAAGTCCGGGAGGTTGGAAGTTTCGGATTAGTTCACGAATCAATATGATGACAGCGACGGAAATCCTGCTTTTTTACATATCTTTTTTAGGGACAGCAGGATTTTTTCTCAAAATGTGGCAATTATGGAAAGAGGGAAAAATATTTAAATCCCGATAATTTCGCTATACCGATTAACTTAATGGCAAATGAACACACCTTAGTTCTGCAAAAATCTCTGCCTGTGGCTCTTACTGTCGCTGATGGAACTGGAATTAATAAAGGAACTCTTCTGAAGATGGCAGACCCGAGAACCGCTTCTGCTGCAACCGCGCTTAATGATATTGTCGCCGGAATTTCTGCAACAGAGAAGATTGCGTCTGACGGAAGAGTCAGTGTTGCCGTTATTCAAGGTCCCGGGGATGAATTCACAGTTAAGGTATGTGGAAATGTAACAGCTGGAGACCCTATCGGCGTAAGCACAGGCGAAGGAAATAACGTTCGTTCAATAGCAGCTATTCCAAATTTATCTCCTCATAAAAGACTTGGCTGGGCATTGAACACCGTCACGAACGGACAGACTCTAAGATATAAATTAGACATGGGAGGCGGAGCTTAAAATGGCATTTGAAGGACACGGCGTAAGTCAGATAAGAGGGATTAATATTTCAAGAGTTCTAAAAGGATTTGCAGACGAGGAGTTCGTATTCAAGAATCTGGTTACGGTTGCTAACACTTCTGCGAGAGAAATTAGGTGGTACAAAAGGCAAACAGGAGTCCTTGACACAACTGATGCGCAAGGAATGACCGCATCAAGATTAGACAAGGGAGCAGAACTCGCTTTGCCAGAAGTTATTGAGCAGACAGTCGAAAGACAGACGTCAAGAGTGAAAATATTTTCAGCGATGTCACCATGGATTTCCAATGAAGATGTAGCTGACAGCGACGTTCCTATCCTTGCGTTGAATGTGAAACAGGTTCCAAGAGCACTTGTCAAGTCTGTGAATGACCATATCTACAACACCATGACCGAAGACCAATCAGCAGTCAATATCAATACCACTGCTTCGACTGCCGCATGGGACGCTGCGAGTGCAGTTCAAATCGTGAAAGATATCACGACAGGCCAAAGAAAAATAAGAACTAACAACTACGAGCCCACACACTTATTCTTAAGTCCGACGGACTTTGCTTCGGTGATTGTTGAGTTGGTTGAGACGAGGGGTTCGGCTGTGCCGCAACTCTCATCGGCTTTAATTTCCTCGGGAACTCTTGGAACACTTTTTGGTTTGCAGATAGTCGTCTCTAATTCCGTTGCTGCTGATTCTGCATGCATCGCCAATCCAAGACAGGCAGTTACCTACTGGCAGTTCTATCCTTTGAAAGCTGTGATAGAAAGCAGCGAGGCATTGAACGCTCAGAGGGTGATTTGCAGAGAAGCCGGCCTCGCAACACTTACAGACCCTAAGGCTGTGCATCTAACAACAAACACACAAACTTAAAATGACACTCGAAAACAGAAAGAAATGGCTTGCACATTATCGCAGAGTTGGAAATGCCGACGCTGAAAAAGATTTATTAGAAAAATATCCTGATAGTGAGGATTCTGAGGAAAAGGAAAAATCTAAAAAGTCTAAGTAATTCTTTAGCGAATGGAATTCAAAGCCGAGGAAATTAATGGCGAAGTTTTTGTTAAGGCGATTGCAGAGAAAAAACCTAACGGTGATCTCATAATGCACATTCCAAGTTTCTCGTTAATCCAAAAATTAAAAACGGAATTCAAAAAAGATGGCCTCAGGAATATATAATCGCTTCAAGGCAAACCTCCTGAACAAAGAAGTCGACCTCGAAGCAGACACTATTAGAGTCATGCTTTTGAATTCTTCTCATTCTTTCACAGCGACACACAATACTCTTTCTCAGGTTTCTGCAAATGAAATATCAGGAACCGGCTACACTGCTAATGGTGAAGCACTGGGAACGAAAGCAGTCACGCAAGCCGCGACAACTAAATTCGATGCTGCAGATACGGAGTGGACATCTGCTTCGTTCACAGCTGCACATGCCGTCATCTACGACGATACGATGACGAATGACGACTTAATTGCATCCATAGATTTTGGAGGCGACCAAACAGTCACGTCCGGCACTTTCAAAATTCAGTGGCATGCCGACGGCATCATAACACTCGCTTAGAATGGCTCTCGCAGACAACCTCATTTCTTACTATAAGTTGGATGAGACGACGGGAACGACTGCCGATGATGCTCACTCGACCAACGACGGAACTTATAACGGCGACTTGCCGACTGCAGTTGCAGGAATTCTTAACAATGCTCAGAGTCCCGACGGCACGGGCGACGATATCACGCTGACAACTCTCGCAGGCTATGGAAACAGCGACGAAGAAACTGTTAACTTCTGGATGAAAACCGCGTCGACAGCAGATTTCGCAATTATGGGAACAACAAATGCAGGAAGCCCTCCATATCATCAGATTAAGTCTGAATTTGGAACAGCAGACGGAAGATTTCTTTGTACAATAGCAACAAGCACAGGCGGAACAAAGATTCTCTCGGGGAGATTTACTGAAGCAGGCGTTAATGATGGCGGTTGGCACATGGTCACGATTACATGGAAAAAGTCAACAAATGTTATGACTGGTTATGTAGACGCTGTTTCAAAATCTATAACTTATATTACACAATCAACCCCCGTATCCCAAGACCTCGCTACAAGTCTTAGATTATTTTCCGAGGATGGAAATGAATTAGCACCGAGCGGATTTATACTTGATGAGGTGGGATTTTGGGCTCGCGCTCTAACATCTACCGAAGTGACGACACTTTACAATTCGGGGGCAGCACTCAGTTATGAAAGCATAGTTCAAGTGAATATCACCATCACGCCTGCGACGCTGACGCTAAGCACGACAGCGACGGCTCCAAGCGTCCACATCATCATATCCCCTGCCACATTACAATTATCTCTTAATTTTCTTTCAGGGGATTTCAAAACAGTATCTGCTCCCAATACAATCTCCGTAGGGGGTTTCGTTGGAGCAGGAGAGAAGGAGATAAGGAGAGACTGGCCGCATACTGAAGGAACAACTTTTGGAACAACGAAACAAGAAGGCACTGAACTTGCCCTCGTTCCGACAGAAACCGACCTTATCGAGCCGAAAACAAGGAGATTATTTTTATGAAAGAGAAAAAAATTCAGATAACAATCTATACGCAGGAGCAGAGATTTTGGCACATGCAGATTGACAGCCTCGAATCTGAAATCCAAAGAATGAAAGTTCAATTAGACCAAATTCCCCTCGCTGTGAAGTTCAACGAAAAGGCGTTACTTCTTGCGAGAGAAGAACTTAGAAAAATAGAGAATCCTGAAAAAAGGAAAGATATATAAACCCTGTTTCCCATAGTTCCTGTATGAAACAGAGAGATACACTTACCATCCGGATCAGATTCGATGATTACAAAAAAATCAAAAAGGTTTTTCCTACATGGAAAGGCGAGACGGCGGCGTCTTATTTCTTCCGATTAAGAAATTTCCTTGAAGAAAACTTTTTGGAGGGAATTAGAGAATGATAGAAAAATATCTAAGCGTTCAAGACACCATGGCTATCGGGGCATTCTTGATGGGTGCATTATTCATTTTAGTAAAATTAATTCAGCGGAAAGAAGGCTGGGGATGGAAACGTGAGTATCTTAAAGAAAATGGAAAAGAAAAAACTGAAAATACCAAAGAAAGTTGAAGAATATATAAGGAAAGAGATAGCAATAGATTTTGAAAGTGTAGATACAAGCCAGAAACATATAGGACTTAATCTTCAAAAAGATGTTTGGAACGAGGAAAAGTTTGATAGATTCACTTTAGATGATTTTGATAAAGAAGATTATTGGATTATTAAACCTGCTTTTATGGTTTTGAAATGGTTAAGACAACAAAAAGGAGGTCTCAATTCCTCCCAAGCATAAATGCGTTGGGTATCCTTGAGACATTTATATGAAAACTAAAAAAGAAATATTGAAGATGACAAAGAAAGAACTTCAAGATTATAAGGGGAGTTCTGATTTGGATATTACAGAAAGAAAGAGGGAAACGAACTCTAACTGCCTTAACTGCTCTAACTGCTTTGACTGCCTTGACTGCTTTGACTGCCTTAACTGCTCTAACTGCCTTAACTGCTCTAACTGCTCTAACTGCCTTAACTGCTTTGACTGCTTTGACTGCTCTTACTGCCGAAACATAGAAACTTATTCAAGATTTAAGATTTGTAACGTTCAATTCACCGAAGAAGAATATAAAAAGAAAATGAGGGAATTACAAAATGAAAACTAAAAATCAAAGTCAGGAAGACTCAACGACCAAACGTAAACTTACGGATTTGGAAGCCAGAAGCCCTGACACCTCGAAATCCGACGATGAAATCTTGGAAGAAGCTTATAATTATTATACTGGTTGTGATACAAAAACAGCAATTAAAAAAGCAATCGCCTTAACTCGTGAAGCTTGTGAGAAGAATTCAACATTAAGCAAAGTCTTTCAATTTGAAGAAGGACAAAAAGCAGAACGAGAAAGGATTTTGGAGATGCTTACAAAAGGAAAGGATAAACATGGATATCCAATGAAGAATTATATTGATACAATTGAAGAACTAAAAAAAGAGGTGTTGAAAGGGGGTTATGAAAAATAATGGCAAAACGTGAATGTGAAGAATGTAAAAAAGTCTTTGAGTATGAGCCCCCTGTGGGATTCCCAGATAAGAGGAAATACTGCGATGAATGCTCTAAGAAAAGAAAAGCCGAGTATGAAGCCAGGAAAAGCGGAACAGTGGTTGAGAATGGCCCTAAAACGCAAATTCAGGCTGTTTCTGAGGCAAGACATGATGTTGTAATTCAAAGAACA